TTTGTGGGAGAGTACACGCGTAACAGTATTCAAGTCTTTGCAGGTAACTTCGTAGGCAACTATGCAAGAAACTTTGTGGGTAACTATTCTCGTTCATTCCAAGGTAACTACACAGGAACATACAGTAGGGACTTTGCAGGAGAATACACAAGAACTCGTGTTACTGATTCTGTTGGCGAATACACAGGAAACTTTACTCGTGACTTTGTTGGTAACTATGCTAGGGCATTCGCAGGAGATTACGTTGGAAACTACAGTCGTGCATTTGTCGGAGAATATACTCGTGATAGCATAGCAACCTTTGCAGGTAACTTTGTTGGTAACTATGCTCGTGGGTTCGCAGGAGAGTATGCAAGAACTCGTGTAAGTAACTACACTGGAGACTTCATTGGTAACTTCACTAGAAACTTCGTTGGAGAATATAGCAGAAACTCAGTAAGAACTTCAACACGAACTCGTGCATCTACTTTCACTCGTAGTCGTATCTCTGCGTATGCAAGAACATCCACAAGAGTTAGTACAGATGATTACGTTGGAGATTTCACAGGAAACTTTACTCGCGACTTCGCAGGTAACTATTCTAGGGCGTTTACAGGTAATTATAGTAGGAACTTCGCAGGTAACTATGTTGGTACTACAGTTGGTTCAGGAACAGAAGTAATAGAGACGTATACATTGTATGTAAGGGTCGCATAAAAGACTTGACATAAGATGATGATATATAGTATAATGGTAATTGAATTTTAATCGGAGATGAAGTAAGATGAGTTATAAAAGATGGATGGATAATGCATTCTGGGAAGATGATACTAAAGAGAAGTTGAATTGTATCCTAGAGATAATGGATGACGTGGAACGCGAGACACGACAAGTAATGTTGTTGCAACGCACTAACAAAGACGGAACGCCAAACGAACTGTTCAATGAAGTTATTGATGATTTAGGTGTAGAGTCAGTTGATCGAAACACCGAAGACCGTAAGGTACGCAAGGCGGCAGAGAAGGAAGAAGGTCAACAAAGAGATGTTGAGTTTGCTCGTGCGCGGAAGTTGGAAGAACTGTTTAACTACAAGTTGGAGATCTTTGAGACCGAAGAGATTAAGAACTCTAAGAATCGTAAACTCAAAGGTAAGTTGAGACGCGCCAAGTCTAAGATTGAAGTAAACTTATATGCAATGATGTTGTTGCAAGAGGTTCTTGAACCAACGGAAGTAGTTGCTGATGAGTGATAAGACTGAAGGATATGTACTGGTTGCATCCAATAAGATTAACTTCTATAGGTATGCAATCAATCTAGCAGAGTCCATCTTAGACTTCTATCCTGATGCCAAGATTACTTTGTTCTGCGAAGAGTGGATGTTCGAAGAACTTCATCGTGATCTCTTTGATAATGTTGAATGGTGTACTGGACACTACCGTGCCAAGTTAGAAGGTATGGCAAGATCTCCATATGACCTAACCATGTACCTTGATGTTGATATGGAAGTAGAACACGAAGACATTAGTACTTGTTTCCAAATCTTGAGAGATAGCGAACACGATATGTTGTTCTCTGCATTGACCGATGATAGATCATATGTCTATGCTGAACGAGACTTTGACACCCCCGAAGGTAAGGCAAAGTTTACTCTATGTGGTGGTATATGTTTGTATGATATGACAGTACCTATCATCAAAGAGTTTGTTGCAGAATGGGAAGACTTGACCAAGAGACAAATGGATAAGGAATGGTGGCCAGAAGGTTACATCGATTCCCTGAAGTCTTGGGATCAGTTCTCTCTATGGTGGTTGACAGAGAAGGAAGATAAGTACAAAGATTTAAACTATGGCATCATCTATGATGATCTGCGATGGAACTATTACAACGCTTTTAATTGGCATAAGACCAAACCAGAGTCAGGGCCAGTTATTGTACGGCACTACTCGTGCGGATTAGATAAGGACGGACACATATTATGAGTTATATGCAAGACATACCAATTAAAAACAGAGAACTGTTGCAGAGATTAGACGCATACAGAGACTTTCTCTTGGATGATAAAGAACAGTTCCAGAAGGACTTCCATCTTGCGTGTTCACAAGAGGCAAGTCAACGTCACTTCTGGGCAGGTAAAGATCATCTAGAAGAGATCCAAGCACAGGGAAGCAGACACGAAGGTTTCCCCGATAAGATGTATGGATATGAGATGAGTATTGGTCGCAAAGGACATGAGTTCTTTGAGGGAGACACCCATCCATCTATACGAACTAAACGAACGGCAGACATTGCCTTTATGAACAAAGATATTATGCAATGGTTGGGCACTCGTTGTAATGCTCTTACTGCGTGGTATCCTCCCGGTGGTTTCATCTCTTGGCACAACAATGCTAACGCGGCCGCATACAATCTAATATTCTCATGGTCTGAAACTGGAGACGGACAATTTGAGTATGTAGATCCTGTATCGAAAGAAGTTGTCGTTATGAAGGACAAGCAGGGTTGGAACTGTAAGGCGGCATACTTTGGTCACTATGGTGAACCAGAGAACCTATTCTATCATGCGGCAAAGACCGACTGTTGGAGATGCACAGTATCATTCACATTTGATATCTCACAAGCATCTGTAGACTACAGAGACGATTTAATAGAAGAAATCACCTCAGAAATCTAAGTTTGTTGGAACTCCAGTTTCCAAAACATATAAATAAAACCATACACATATAATAAGGTTTGAGAGACTGGAATGGCAGATTACGAAGATTTTACTATCGACCAAGGTGCGGATGTAGCAATTGAACTACACCTGCAAGAACAGGATGGTTCTGTTAAGAACCTCACTGGTCACACACTTGCGGCAAAGATGAAGCGGAGTTATAACTCTGTGGACTCTGATGAAATAGTATCCTTTACAGCAACTATCGCAGATCCCGCTTCTGATGGGATAGGCATCTTGGCACTCACAAATACCCAATCTGGATTACTGAACGCCAGACTTAGATATGTCTATGACGTAGAACTGTCCTTTATAGACAGCGGATCTAACACAATCATCGAACGAATACTGGAAGGAAAGATTAAAGTCAATCCTTCGGTAACAAGGTAACTACTATGGCAACTACTGTATCCCTTCGGGGCAAGACTAAAGTAAAGAGAGTCGTAGTAGGGAAACCTGTTAGACGTGTTATTGAAGCGGCAGGTAACAGCATCAATGCGATAACTGGTGTTAACACAGATGGTGCAGTAAATGGATCAGTATTAGTTTATAATACATCAACTACAGCATGGGAAGCAACGACAACTTTAGATCAACAAGAACTTAACGGAGGCCAATACTAATGGCATCATTACTAAGAATTAAAAGAAGTGCGACTTCGGGAAATCCGTCTGCACTTGGTCAAGGTGAATTAGCATATTCATACTTGGCAGACAACGGAAGCAATGGTGGTGATAGACTATACATTGGTACTGGCAGTGAAATCGCAGGTAATGCGGTCAATCACGAAATCATTGGTGGTAAGTATTTCACAGCGAAACTGGATCATGCATTAGGTACACTGACCCCGAACAGTGCTATCCTAGTAGACGCAAACAGTAAGATTGATGTACTTAACGTTGATAACCTAACTCTCAACGGCAACACGATTAGCACTACCGATACAAACGGTAACCTAATAGTATCTCCTCATGGGTCAGGTGTTGTATCTGTAGCAGGGAGCAAGATCTCTCATCTACTTACACCAACCGCAGATTCCGATGCAACAACCAAAGCATATGTTGATAGTAAGTTTGCCTCAGTTGATGTCGTATTCTCTCTAGCAGGTGATGGTGGTACAGACACATTCAACGCAGGTACAGGAACATTAACGTTCGATGGTGGAACTGGTCTTACTAGTGCCGTCACAGACGATCAAGTATCTTATGCACTAGACAATACTGCCGTAACCGCAGGGTCATATGGATCAGCAAGTGCTATTCCTACCTTCACAGTAGACGCACAAGGTCGATTGACTGCCGCAGGTACCGCAAGTATCTCTACTGAGTTGACTGTTAACGGTGCCCCAATCTCATTAGCAGACTCCGCATTATCCTTTGCCGCATCTGGTAATGGTATTGCGATGGGTTTCAACCATGCTACTAACACAGTAACATACACAACCTCCGATGCTACTACATCTGGCAAGGGTGTTGCACAGTTCCTAGATTCTGACTTTGCAGTCGCTTCTGGTATTGTTAGTCTCAAGGGTAATGTATTATCTCATGTAACCACTGATACTGGTGCCATGACTCTACCTAACCATAGTATCTCTATACTTGGTGGTGAGGGCATGAATGTCACTCACGCAGATCAAAGTATTGCGATCACTGGTGAAGACGCTACTACAACCAACAAAGGTATTGCATCTTTTGCTTCGGCAGACTTTGATGTATCCTCTGGTGCAGTTAGTCTTAAAGCAGGTTCGGTTGCTAACGGTGACCTCGCGAATGACGGTATTACTATTGGTGATACTGATACTTCTCTGGGTGGAACAGTTACAGATCTTACTGGTCTGACTGGCGCAACTATTGACACTATCCGTATTAACGGAAACACCATTAGCACAAACGGTTCTACTAATGAGTTGATCTTAGATCCATTAGGTGGTGACAGTGTTACTGGTAAGGTTGTCATTCTTGGTGACCTCCAAGTCAACGGTACACAAACTATAATTAACTCAGTCAATATGTCGGTTAACGATAAGACATTGACTTTGGCAGACAGTGCCGCAGACGCAGCCGCGGCAAACGGTGCAGGTATCGTAATCGCAGGGGCAAGTGCTAACCTAGTATATGCCGCATCTGGTGATAAGTGGACTGCCAACAAAACGTTTGATGCACCTGAGATCATGCGCGGTGGTGTTGCACTAGACGAGTATATTGAAGACATCATGGGTGCATCTATTGCAGTCGGTGAAGGTCTTGACTTTGCTTACAATGACACCGCAGGTACACATACATTCACTGCGGAGATAGCAACAATTACAAACAAAGGTGTTGCGTCATATGATAGTGACGTATTTACTGTAACATCTGGTGCGGTAACTGTAACCTCACTTGATGGCGGTACATACTAAGAAACAATAATCCCCCTTATATAAGGGGGTTAATATAAAGGTGACATATGTCTACGACTTTACTTAAAGTCAAAAGAAGTGCGGTAAAGGGCAAGACTCCTGCCGTTGGTAATGTTGAACTTGGCGAGATCGCAATCAACACCAATGATGGAAGACTGTTCTTTAAGAGAACTGACTCCGCAGGAAACAACTCGATTAAGACACTCACAGAGATTGTTGGTGGTACTGGTATTACTAATACCGCAGGTACTCTATCAATAACTAACTCTGGTGTGACTGCCGCAACCTATGGATCTTCCACACAAGTTCCTGTATTCTCCGTTAATGCACAGGGTCAGATCGACTCTGCTACTTATCGTACAGTTGCAGGTGTGAGTGGTGTCACCTTTGATTCGTCCGAAGCAACAATAAATGTATCTACCGCAGACGGTGGATCTTTCAATGCTCGTATTGGACTAACGTCATTCTCTACCTCAGATCTATCCGAAGGTACTAATCTATACTATACTACTGCTCGTGCAGACTCAGATGCAAAGAATGCGATTGGTGTCTCTGGTGCAGGACTTTCATACAATGCATCTAATGGCACGATAACAATTGCTGAGACTACCTATGGTGGTTTCGACTCAGACTTCACAGAGAAGTCAACCTCAGATCTATCCGAAGGAACCAACCTTTACCATACCACTGCAAGAGCAAGGGCGGCAATTAGCGTCACTGATGCCGCAGGGGATGGTACTCTTGCATATAACGCAAGTACTGGTGTAATTACATACAACGGTATTACAGACGCACAGGTTCGTGGTAAGTTATCTGGTGGAACTGGTATCACATATAATAGTGGTACAGGTGCTATAACTACGACTGATGGGGATATCGTTCACGATAACCTAAGTGGATTCGTAGCAAACGAACACATTGATCACACTAGTGTATCAGTAACCGCAGGTACAGGTTTGACAGGTGGTGGTACTATTGCCGCGACTCGAACTCTGAATGTAATCGGTGGCAAGGGTATCATTGCAAACGCAAACGATATCCAAGTTGACTCTGGTAACATTAAGGGAATGTTCTCTGGTGGTACTGGTGTTACATACAGTAACGGTGCAATCAGTATTGGTCAGGCAGTCGCAACTACAGATGACGTAGTATTCAATGACTTGGTTGTATCTGGTAACTTAACAATCACTGGTTCACTGACAGACATTGCAACTACTAATCTGACAGTAACCGATAAGAACATTGTCATTGCAGACAGTGCTACTACTAGTGCATTGACAGACGGAGCAGGTATAACATTCGGTGCTTGGAGTTCGGGTACTAAACCTCTACTCAAGTGGGATCACGGTAATACTCGTTTTGATTTTAACAAACCATTAGCGGCATCTAGTTTTGTAGGTAACATTACAGGTAACGTAACTGGTACAGTATCAGATATATCTAACCACACTACTGCTGATCTAAGCGAGAACACTAACCTCTACCACACTACTGCAAGAGCAAGAGGTGCCATAAGCGGCACAACATCTGGCACTGGGTTTGGTGGACTATCGTATAACAGTACCAGTGGTGCAATGACCTATGCAAAGGTCACAACTGCCAATATACGAAATCAGATTAATGTGGCAGGTGACCTCGCATATGATAGTGCGTCTGGTCAGTTGTCATTCAGTGAGACATACTCAAGTGCCGCAGAACTACTGACCGCACTAAAGACAGTTGATACAAACTCAAGTGGACTGAACGCAGATACACTTGATGGAGAACAGGGATCACATTACAGAATTAATGTCTACAATTCCAGTGGATCATTATTAAACTAAGGTAAAGAACATGGCATCACCAGACACTAGAGACGAACTAATCGACTACTGCTTTCGATCATTGGGTGCGCCCGTACTCGAAATCAACGTGGCAGACGAACAAGTCGAAGATCGCGTAGACGAAGCATTACAGTGGTTCCGTGAAATGCATCCTGATGGAAAGAGACGATTCTACATTAAGCACCAGATCACACAGGCAAACCTTGACAACAAATACATCGACCTAACCGAAGATGTGATATCTGTTATCCGTATGTTCCGTGTTAACAGTGCCCACGCGTCTACTAACTTCTTTGACATCAAATATCAAATGCGAGTGAATGATATACATATGTTAGGATCTGCTACCGCAGACCTTGGTTACTACGAACAAATGGAACAACATCTATCATTACTTGATATGAAACTAAGTGGGGAACCACAGATCACCTTTGATAGACAAGCAGACCGCGTACATATTCATCACGATATGTCAGAGTTCCTTCTTGGTAACTATGTGATACTAGAAGTCTATGGTGATCGAGATCCCGGAGTTGCCGCGAACTCTCCCTTGAATTCTTTATGGAATCATAAGTTTCTCAAAGCATACACTATTGCATTGATCAAGAGACAGTGGGGACAGAATATGTCTAAGTTCGAAGGTATGCAACTTCCCGGTGGTGTTGTTATCAACGGCAGACAGATATACGATGATGCCTCGGCAGAGATCGAACAATTAATGGTCAAGTTTAGAGAAGAAGAAGACGTTGGCCCAATGTTCTTCATAGGATAAATTAATGGCAACTAACCCTTGGATATCATCTGGTGGATATCGTCCTGAACAGAACTTATACGAAGATCTCATAATTGAGTCTTTAAAGTTCTATGGTCAGGATGTCTATTATTTACCTCGTGAACTAGTCAATGTAGATAAAGTCTTCATGGACGATGTGCCGTCACACTTTAGTGATGCGTATAAGATAGAGATGTATGTTGAGAACGTTGATGGGTTTGGGGGTGAGGGAGATCTCTTCTCTAAGTTCGGTGTTGAACTTCGTGACCAAGCAACCTTCGTTACTGCTCGTAGACGTTGGAAGTCTCTGATCGGTGACAAACTAGATTCATATAACTTCCGTCCTAGAGAGGGTGATGTAATATACATTCCATTCTCTAAGTCTATGTTCGAGATCTTTAAGGTCGAGACAGAAACTCCGTTCTATCAATTGAACCAGTTACCTACCTTCCGACTACAATGTGAGTTGTTCGAATACAATGACGAAGACTTTGATGTTGGTATCGATGAGATCGATGACATTGAACTAGAAGGTGCCTATCAGTACAAACTGAATATGGCAAGTGCTGTGAATGCTAATGCCACTGCCTCATCATTAATAGATGATAACGGTAGAGTATATGGATTAACTCTGGAAAATCGTGGTATTGGTTATAACACTGCTCCTACTGTTACAATAGCATCTCCACCGGGAAACAACAAGAAGTTTGGTACAGGTTCTTTGGACGTAACCAAAGGTCGTGGTGTTGAAGCATCATACACACAGACCCACGTCAATGGTAGTGTTGAAGCATGGGTGTATGTAAGTACATTACCCTCGGCAGGAAATCAAGCAATCTTCTTTGAGACTGGTGGTAGTGGTCAAGATGACAAGACATACTTCTGGGGTGTTGGTAGCACAGGACAGTTAGTATACTCTCGCGGCAATAATAACGGTGGTGGTATTGATACACTCACCAATAATGATATCTTGTTTCAAGCAGGAACGTGGCACCATATTCTTATTGGAGCATCTGGCACAAACAACCTAGTAATCTACTTTGACTTTGTTAAGAAGTACGATGCCAATGTCGCAGGTGTTACTTGGAATTGGGTATCTGCTAATGGATTCTCGGTGGGTGCCGATGCCGCACGAACAGTCGATGGTGTTGATTGGCAAGCACTACAAGGTTTCGTTGATGAGTATCGAGTAAGAGTTGGTACCAAGGCACAGATCATCGAAACACGATATGACTCCGCAGGTACTACTAACCTCGCATACCAGACTGCCGCATGGACATCTGATAGTGCAACTGCATACCTCAATAACTTCGATCCTATCGGTGCTACTGCATCCTCTGTTTTAGATTCGTCTGGTACGGTCAACTCTATACTACAGATCGAGCAAGGTTTGTATTATGATATTGCCCCTGCCGTAACTATTAGTTCTCCCTACACAGGTGGACAATACAAACGTGGTGAAATAGTAACTCAGACCAATAGTTCTTATACGATCAAGGGAGAAGTTGTTGCTTGGTCAGATAGTGATAATACCCTATACCTTGCACACGTTGGTGCGACAGACGGCAAATTACACACCTTCTCGCAGACCCAACAAGTGATTGGTGCGAGTGCGGCATACGCACCGACTTTGGTATCTGAACTGATGGAAATCAACGTTTCTCCTACATTAGGTGGAACTACACAGAATAATTTCTTTGATGACTTTGAATCAGACTTCTTAGACTTCTCTGAAGGTAACCCATTCGGAGACATGGAATAATGTTTGGAACACACTTCTATCACAAAAGAGTCAGGACTGCCGTATCGGTATTCGGTTCTTTGTTCAATAACATATATGTTTTGAGAACAAATAAAGACGGAGAAGTTATCTCCCAAGTTAAGTGTCCTCTGTCATATGCACCCAAGAGATCTTTCATACAAAGACTCGAAGAGATGAGATCTGGCGAAGAGTCAGAACGTAGGGTCGCAATGAAGTTACCTCGTATGTCATTTGAGATTACCTCTATGTCATATGATGCCCAAAGACAATTACCTAAGACTAATAATTTCTCTACCGCAGTAGCAGGTAGTGCCACACAACGCGCTCAGTTCTTTACCTCCGTACCATATGATATGACATTCGATGTCAACATCTATGCTAAGAGTCAGGATGATGCATTGCAAATGGTTGAGCAGATCTTACCTTACTTTAACCCACAGTACACAGTGACGGTTAAACCATTCTCTGCCGACTACCCAGAGATCAAAGAAGATATCCCTGTAACGTTACAGTCAGTATCTTTCTCGGATGACTTCGAAGGATCGGTAGGTGACCGTAGAACAATCATCTACACACTTGCGTTTGGTATGAAGATATCCTTCATGGGGCCACAGACCAATAAGAGCATTATTCGTGAAGTTAACAATAACCTATATAATATAGGAGCAGACAGTGATGTCTTCCTTACGCGCTTGCAGACTACGCCCACACCTAATGGGATATCTGTTGATAGCGACTATGGGTTTAATTTAACATACCTTGACAGTGCTAGTTGATGACCGTTAAAAACTATGCACGTTACATAAGATACAAGTATGGTTATAGACTCGCCACGAAAGGTACATTGGTAAATATATTAGTATGACAGAAGAAGAAAAGATTGCACAAGACTATGAACAGTCCAGAGATACTTACTACGACCTTATAGAGAAGGGACGTGAGTCTTTGGAGTTGATGATCGAGGTCGCTCGTGAGAGTGAGCATCCTCGTGCCTTTGAGGTTCTGTCTGGTATGATCAAAAACATCTCTGAAGTTAACGACAAGTTAATGGATCTAAATAAGAAGCACAAAGAGATTAACAAGGCAGACGTACCTGCTCTTGTTAGAGAAACAACTAACAACAACGTGTTTCTGGGTTCCACGACTGAACTGCAAAGATTTCTACAGAATGAGAAACAAGTGATTCCGCATGACGATCCAGTATAAAGACTCCTACGGTGGCAACCCTCAAGTTAAACGAGATGGTGTCGATGAGGAGTGGAACAAACATAAGTTAAGAGAATATCAAAAATGCATGGTCGATCCTGTATACTTTTGCAAGAACTATGTGAAGGTGATACACCTTGATCGCGGTCTGGTTGATTTCGATCTATACCCATATCAAGAAACTATGTTCAAACATTTTCACGAATCTAGGTTCTCTATTGTCCTTGCTTGTCGGCAGTCTGGTAAGTCTATTAGTTCTGTGGGTTATCTACTATGGTACGCAATCTTCCACCCAGAAAAAACAATTGCAATCCTCGCAAACAAAGGTGCCACTTCGAGAGAGATGCTTGGGCGTGTTACGCTCATGTTGGAAAACCTTCCGTTCTTTCTTCAACCGGGATGCAAAGCACTTAACAAAGGTTCGATTGAGTTTAGTAACAACTCTAGAGTTATTGCCGCGTCTACTTCTGGTTCCTCTATTCGTGGTATGTCTGTCAATCTACTATTTCTTGATGAGTTTGCGTTCGTTGAAAAGGCCGCTGAGTTCTATACTTCGACGTATCCTGTTATCTCTTCGGGCACTGATACAAAAGTAATCATCTGCTCTACTGCTAATGGTGTGGGTAATCAGTTCGAGAAGATCTGGACAGGTGCCGTACAAGGTGTCAATGAATACAAACCATTCCGTGTGGACTGGTGGGATGTTCCCGGACGTGACGAAGCATGGAAGAAGCAAACTATTGCTAACACATCTTCATTGCAGTTCGATCAAGAATTTGGTAATACTTTCTTTGGTATGGGTGATACCCTGATCAATGCAGAAACATTGATGGGATTACGCGGTCAGGCACCTCATCTTGTTTTAGAATCGGGTGACTGTTTAATCTATAGCGAACCACAACCCGAACATGAATATATTATGACGGTAGATGTGAGTAAGGGAAGAGGGCAGGATTATTCGACGTTCAACGTCATAGATATTTCCGAAAGACCGTTCAAACAAGTTGCGGTCTATAGAAACAATAGTATCTCTCCATTGCTCTTTCCTAATATTATATATAAGTATGCGAATCTCTACAATGAGGCATGGGTAGTAGTTGAGGCAAATGATCAAGGTGGTGTGGTCTGTAATGGATTATACTACGAACTAGAGTATGAAAACCTTCATGTATCCAGTGCAACTAAGGCAGACGCACTAGGCATTGAGATGACTCGCAAGGTTAAGAGATTGGGTTGTTCTGCTATCAAGGATATCATCGAAGAGCAGAAACTACAAGTCTATGATGAGAACACCATACTAGAGATCTCTACCTTCGTAGGTAAAGGTACGTCATACGAAGCATCTGATAACAACCATGATGACTTGATGATGACCCTAGTGATGTTTGGATACTTTGTGTCCACTCAGTTCTTTGCAGACATGACAGACATCAACCTTAAACAAATGATGTTCGAAGAGAGAACCCAAGCAATCAGTGATGACGTGGTTCCCTTCGGATTTATAGATGACGGATCTTCCTATATAGAAGAGACAGATAATACTTGGCAAGGTGGATGGCACGATATAGGTGATACCACAGGTGACCGCGATTGGTAATTAAAGGAATATTATGA